TTATAAATCAAGCAAATCTTGCTCTGACCAGATTTCAATTCCTAAGTCTTGAGCTTTTGTCAGTTTGCTACCTGCTTCTTCTCCGGCGACTACCAAATCAGTTTTCTTAGAAACAGAACCAGAAACATTTGCTCCCAACGCTTCCAATTTTTCTTTTGCTTCTGAGCGCTTCAAAGTCGTCAATTTACCAGTTAAGACAACTGTCTTACCTGATAATATTCCTTCAACATTAACAGCCCCTAAATAATCAAAATTTACACCAGCATTTTCAAGTTCATCCAGTAAAATTTTTGCTCCGTCAGTTTCAAAATAAGAAACGACAGCCGTAGCAATGACCCCACCTAAAGATGGAATTTCAGAAATTTCTTCTTCTGTTGCTTTAGAAAGCGCTCGAAGATTAGCAAAACGTTCCAAAAGTAATTTAGCCGCTTTACCACCAACATGACGAATTCCTAAACCAAATAATAATTTTTCCGCCGAATTTTCACGACTCTGCGCAATTGCTGACACAATTTTTTGAGCCAATGTTTCTTTGACCTTATCTAATGTCAGTAAATCTTCAATCGTCAATTGATATAAATCAGCAACATCAGCCACCAATTTTTTATCAAAAAGTTGTGAAATGACTGACGGACCTAAGCCCACAATATTCATAGCATCACGACTAGCAAAATGAATTAGTTTTTCCCGAATTTGCGCCGGACATAAGGGGTTAACACAGCGTAAAGCCACTTCATCTTCAAAATGAATTAACTCCGAACCACACTCTGGACATTTCGTTGGAATTTCTAAGCCTTCAAGACCTTCTGGCCGTTTATCCAAAAGTACTTTCCCAACCTTCGGAATAATATCCCCTGCCTTATAAATCAAGACATGATCGCCAATACGGATATCTTTTTCTTCAATATAGTCCACATTGTGCAAAGTTGCTCGAGCAACCGTTGTCTGTGCTAAAAGAACCGGGGTCATATTTGCTGTTGGGGTGACAACTCCTGTCCGACCGACAGTCCAGTCAACAGACAAAATTTCTGTTTCTGCTTGTTCAGCTGGAAATTTGTAAGCAATCGCCCAGCGCGGTGCCTTAACCGTAAAACCTAATTCCTCCTGCTCAGCAAGATTATTAACTTTTACAACAACCCCGTCAATATCATAGGGGAGTTCGTCACGCAGACGGGTAGCCTCTTCAATAAATTCCCAAATTTCATCCATATTTCGAGCAAATTTACGTTCAGGATTGACTTGGAAACCAAGTTCTTCAAAATATTCTAAGACTTCTTCTTGAGTGTCATTGGTTGCTGGACTTGCTTCTTGATAAAGGAAAGTTGCAAGACCACGTTTGGCAACTATTTTCGTATCAAGTTGACGTAAAGTTCCAGCTGCCGCATTTCTTGGATTAGCAAAAGGAGCTGCTCCTTCAAGTTCACGCTCTTTGTTCAGTTTAGCAAAATTCTTACGTGGAAGATAAGCTTCACCACGTACCACAATATCAATTGCTTCTTTAAGCTTTAAAGGAACATCTTTGATCCGTTTCACATTTTCTGTGATATTTTCACCCGTTGTTCCATCGCCCCGAGTCGCTGCAGTCACAAGCAAACCATTCTCATAATAAAGAGACAATGAAAGACCATCAATTTTTAATTCACAAATATACTCTGGATTAGCAATTTCCTTGCGAACTCGTTCTTCCCAAACTGCTAATTCTTCACGCGAAAAAACATCCCCTAAACTATAGAGATTATAAGGGTGTCTAAATTTAACAAATCCGTCTAAAATAACCCCACCTGTTCGGTGCGTTGGAGAATCCACTCTAGTTAGTTGTGGATTTTCAGCCTCCAATTTTACCAATTCTTGATAGAGTCGATCGTACTCACTGTCTTCTACCGAAGGCTCATCTAAAGTATAATATTCATAAGCATACTGATTTAATTTTTCCGTAAGCTCTTTAATTTTTGACTCGATATTCATAGCTCCTATTTTAACACAAAAGACCAGTCAGTATGATTACCGAAGCACATCAAAAAGGCAAATTTCTATTAAAAAAATGATGTAATTTAAAACAAAAAAACTTGCTTTTCCAAGCAAGTATCTTTTTTTATTAAGGCGACGGTCGCCCTTTTTCCCCTACAACCCACAAGGGATAAGGTTATTTTGTCCCTATTTTGTCCCTACAAAAAATACTGATATCTTTTATTTTAACCGTTTTTCTATCAAGAATCTAACACTGTCCTCCTTTGGCATAACTTCAAATCGCAGCCTAGTATAAAACCTTACTCTTTCCTCGTGTTCTGTCCAATAATCTAGTTCTCCAGTGATTATTTTTACTTCCAACTTTTGTGAAGTAATTTTCTCGAAATAATTATAAAGTGAAGTTCCAATTCCTTTACCTCTAAATTCAGGTTTTACATTTAATATAGCTATATACAAATTTTTTGAAACCTTATAATAATTACTATCAATATAAGCAATTCTCAAATATTCTTGATTAGATTTTTTAAATACATCTACACGAGGCCCAGCACCATCAAAAGTTAAGATGTAATAAAAATTATCTTTAAGTTTTTCTTGACTGCCTTTTTTTTCTGTTAAATATCTGTTAAAACCTTCCTCAGTTATAAATTTAAGGTCCTCAAAAGCTTTGGGTTCTTGACGTGGTGGCATAACTTCTCCATTCATTTAGTATTTATTAAGATATTATATCATATGCGATATCTTAAAAATGGCTTAGTTACAATAATTTATTAGCTCAAATAAAAAAATGCCAGCAAATTGCTGACACCCATGTTTAAGACTTTCATTATATCATATTTGCTATTTTATCAGATAGATTGACAAAATAGCTGTTTTGTTAAACATCATATTTGGGTACCGACAAAGATGTCGGAAGCAAACCGCATAATACCAAATATTCGTAAGGTCAGCAATAATGTAAACCGGTCGAATTCGACGGGTTTGGATTTAATTTGGAAAATAAAACAAATGGCTTTGTTAAGCTTTTTGTTGATATTAACAAGTCAATTCACGGACGATTAGGTTTAATTTGGAAAATAAAAAAACGCCAGTATGAGCTGACGTCTTTCTCATTATCTTTATTTATTTATTTTTTTCTTGCTTAATAATTCTTAGTCTTGATCTTTGTTTAATCATATATTTCCTCGTTTTACTAAATTTTACCTTTTTCAGTTCAGAATAGAGATACATTCTACCTTTAAAAAATTCAATTTTTTCTTTATACTCATTCCCATATATATCCTTGAATCTAAGAAAAAGGTTGAATGTTGAATTTTGATCTTCTAATAAAATCGATATAATTTTTTCTTCATTTACTCCAATAACTTTAGGGTATGGGTTTTTTTCGCCCAGTTCAAAAGTAAATGATAACGCAGTGTTTTTCCCTATATTTTTTAACTTGATTGATTGCGGAAAATTATACGCTCCATAAGCTATAAAACCCGTGCCCAGTTTCTCTCCATTCTCAATAATTTTTCTTTCTTCTTCTCCCCACTTTTCAATTCCGTACATTTTTTTATTTTTTCTTACTACAACTATATAATCAGTAATATTATCCTCAATTTTATGTCCGACTATTTTTAAAGATGAATTTACTGGTTCTATCGACAAAAATGGCAATACTGATTTTCTTTGGTTATCTCTTGTGCTGTGAATCGTATAGCATAGGGCGAGTAAGGCTATTACAATACTTAATACATCTCCAAAATTTATTTTGAGTTCAATAAAATTTACCATAGTTGTTAGTATATCCATTCCAATTCTTTATATTTTGATATTTAATATTTGCTACCTCAACTTAATTTTATCACAAGAAATAAAAAAAGCCCTGACCGAAGTCAGAGTTGATTTTTTAGAATTTAAAATACTGCTAAATGAAAAATTAAATCAGCACTTCCCTGTATGGTTCTTGCTGGACTCGAACCAGCGACCGAACGGTTATGAGCCGTTAGCTCTGACCATCTGAGCTAAAGAACCGATTGTGATAATCAAAAGCGCCTTTATTGATTATTATAAGTGACAGGCGTGGACTGCTATTGATTATCTACATACATACTTTAAGTGATTTTGTTATTGTCCATTAAATTAATTATATAATATTCCATGAAAAATTAAAAATGCCAGCAGATTGCTGACACCCATGTTTAAGAATATCGTTATATCATACTTATCTTAATTAAAAACCACTCTATAAAAGAGTGCCCCTAATTTATGCAAAGGGAAGTATGTGTTTCCCTTGCTGGCTAAGTATAACATACTATCTTAGAATTACAACAGCAGTATAAAAAGCCACTCACAATTGAGCGGCTAAAGATGACAGGTGGTGCTTTCGTTGTACCAACCTTAAGTTAAGTATATCACTTTAATCAGTTATTACAATGATAAAAAAAGCCGCCCCAAAAGCAAGAGGGCAGCTCTGATATATAGTAAGAAGTCTACTAAGCTCCTACGCTAATCATAACACTTTAAAATTTAAATACAATAGCAAGCAAAAAAGCCACTCCGAAGAGTAGCCAATTTAATGAGGAGAGTAAAACTCTTCATCGATGTCCAATAATATTATAGCAAAACGCCCACCGTTTGGCGAGCGTTCAGGAGTATTTATGAAAAAATTATAGAAAATTTTTACAAGGTTCATTATAACTTTACTTCCTTAAATCAGACAAAAGAAAAACGCCCCGGAGGGCGAGATATTGCTACAAAAAAAGTCCCCAACTTGGAGGACACCACTTAACACAATTATCGTTTGAGCTATCCTCTAACCATTGTGTGAAAGCTTATAACTAGATAAGCACCATAATGTTATATTATCACATATTCGTTTTTATGTCAATTACTATAATTAAAAATTAAATAAAATCTTTATTCTACTTTTTATGTTACGCAAATCATCACTGTCAACTTTTCCAAGTTTAGTCGTCATTCTAATAGATGCAACACTGCGCATCTGTGATGTTTTAACACAGGAGTCACACTCTAAAAAATCATACTTTTCTTTCTTGAGAAAGTAAGTTGTCTTATGTCGGAATAAATTTTTAGTCAGTGGTGCGACAATCACCATACCATTTTTGTTATAGTGGCTATCAGATAAAACTATGACAGGTCTTGACTTAGTTATTTCATAGCCAATATTCTCTCCTAAGTCACAATAAAAAATATCGCCGGTTGCGAAATGTCTATTTTTTTGTGATTTAGATAAGCGTATCCAGTTTAAAGAAAGTCTTTTCTTCTCTGGACGCCATTCATTTAATTTGTTTTCTTTTTCTCTTTCTTCAGTAATACTCACGTGGTTTCTCTTCTCCTCCTATACTCTTATTTGCAGATTTTGAGTCCCTTACCATCATGGTCGGGATATTCACTAAATTTTGTTTCAATACTTTTGAATAATTGATCTTCCTCACCAGTTTTAACAAATCTGTGTATTCTATATGATAAAACATCAGCAAGTTCCAAAATCCAATATGATTTTTGTTTATCAGGGGTACTTTTTCGATTGAAATATACTCCATCTATTTTTCTAAAAATAAATGGACGATGATAGATATTTCCATTTTCTAAAACTGCGTTTATTTTACTCAGAACACTATTATCTTCTTTTTGACCTCTAGATTCAAATAATATTACGCCTTTTTTATTTAATTTATTTAATTCATAACAAAGTCGTTCCATAATATATTCTACAGATAATTCATAAACAGGATAAGGATTAATATAGTGTGCATCATGACTGTATTTATCTACGTTTATGGAGTAAATTTTATACTTTTGTTGCTGTAATAGCTCATTTAGTTCTTTTAAAAATTCATCATAGTTTATTATTTTAGGATTAAAAGGACCTTGTTTTTTTCTTATATCTTTTGAATGAAATACAACTCTTTCTCCATTATATTTTCCATCCACCCAATATTTTAACTTCAACCCCATTATAGCATCCCTAAGAGCATTAAAGTCCTTTAAATCAATAAGTACGCCCGTTAGCGTAAACCATTTCTTATTTATGTCTTCTTCATCAAAAACGCTATAATTTCTATCTAATTTAGCTGTACCATTTTCATCAACAGCAAAAATAAAGCCAGATTCCATACTCATTTCATCAATAGATGTAGGAGCATCTTTCCATCCCATAAACAGTTCTCATTCCTAGTTAATCACAGTAATCATTCTACAATTTATATCCCACAAAGTCAATAATGTAATGATTCAAACAACAAAAACCCGCCGAAGCGGGAAATGTGAAAAATAGAGAGGCTGAATTCTCCAAATATTATTATAAAATGCTTTATCATGTTTCGTCAAATAATATCAATTTTTTTAGATATCATTTGATTTTTTCATTCCTCTTATTTTATAATATTTACGTGCAGTGATGCACAAGTTTCTATTTTGACTAACAAATTCATAGAATTTGTATTTCCTTTGAACTACGGACTTTATTGTCCGTAGTTTTTATATCAAAAAAACCGCCGAAGCGGGAAATGTAAAAAATGGAGAGGCTAAATTCTCCAACTACTATTATAAACTGCCATTTCAAGTTTCGTCAAATAATATCATATTTTTTAGATATCATTTAATTTGTTTTTTTGGGGATTTTTTATATTTGTTGTTAATTTCTTTTATATTTGTTGTTAATTTCAAGTAGCTACAGGAATTCTCCTGTAGTATTTTTTTCTTTAAACTTATAGCATCATTAAATAATTAATCAATCAAAAGTCCGCTTTCGAAAGAGAAATAGATTTTTTTTTTTTTTTTTTTGTGAAAATTTCTTTTTGGAGGTAAAATATCTCATAAAATAAGAGAAGAACATAGAAAGGAGTTAAAGATTATGTTCAAAAGAAAAAAATTCATGGCACTCTGTGCCACAACCCTTGCTGGTATTTCAGCATTTGGAAGTTTAGCACCAATGGCGGCGTCTGCCGATGTTGCTAAGAATGGTGAGACTGTCGTTACTTATGAAAGTGCGCCAAAACCTGCAGAATGGGGATTATCTGTGCCCGCTACTGTTAAGCTTGATAAGGATGCTAAAACTCAATATAATGATGCCCCAATAAAATTTGGAAATCTTCAGGTTGCTATCGTTGATGAAAATGGTACAAATTTTAAAGATTCAACTAAAGATCACAACTTTGAAATTGTACCTAAAGGAACTAATTTTAATGATTCAGGGCTATCAACAATAAAAAGTGCAGATGGTTCTATCGAAAGGGTATATTATTCTTTAGCTTTAAAACAGGGACAAGCAGCGCCTACAGATGATATGAACTATGCGAATTCTGGCCATTGGGCAAGAACAACAATTGAAACAAAGGCAGATGGTTCTAATGTTAATCCTACTGTAGATTATCAGATTGGAATTGGAGCAAACGGATTGGCATCTGTTTCCACTCAACTTACAGATACCATCTCATGGACAGCAACTGAAAAAACATCTTAATATTACACAACGCTTTCTTCTTTTCTTTTTAAAGTATCAAGAAAATTTACTTACTAGAACTCTATCTTCAGAGTTCTAGTTTTTTTATAATATCTTTTGACAAATAAAAAAGAAATATTTTATAATACCAATGTGCGATGTGAAGAGCTACTTTGCAAAGCTTTTCTTCTAACATATTTGTCTCTAACTTTTGGTTAGAATTTCAGAGTGGACAGCGGACTTTTTTCACCTATTTAAAGTCCGCTGTTTTTTGTTACAAAAAACTCCCGCAAATTGCGAGAGCGGTGAATTATGGATAGGGGGCTGAGCAACCCCCATTTTTTATTATAAAAAATTTTATTTTTTGCGTCAAAAGTTATCCTATTTTTTTTAATTAAACGGAAGATATTTAACAGGATACAATTCAGACCAAAGTTTAAACTGTGCTTCTGTTTTAATTTGATGTGGAAGTTCTTTCCCCATAATTTCTTTGTAAGTTCCTACATAGTGGTCATATGCAGCCTTGGCATTCTTACCTGTAAAAGCAAGCGTATTTTGTCCGTCAAACAACATTGTTCCTGTCCCACCTTTTACCGCAAATGAATAAAGCATCTCTGATTCCTCCTTTGACATTGGATAATTAATTTTATTTTGTTGGACTAAATGATTTTTAAGTCGATAAACATAGAAATAAGGGCAACCACACATTGTCCAGCGTTGGTCATGATTAGAGATAATGACACCACCATCAGGACCATTACCTCCCCCTGACCAACCAGTACACTCAATCCAATTTTGTGCATCAAGTGCGATTCCTGTATGACCAAAACTTCCTGCCGAAGCGCCTTTTTTGCCCCAAATAATGACATCATATTCTTGCATCTGCCATTCTTGGTTTTCTGCAATTAATTCAAAGCCATTACTTAACAGCCAGCTATGCAAAGTTTCTGTGCTAGGAATATAGCCAAGCGAAGGAAGACCTGCCAGCCTTAAAGCATAATAAACCGCCCCAGAACAATCACAAGTTCCATCTGAAAAGTTTCGGCTATAATTCATAGAGTAAGTAGCCTGTCCGATTTGAGCTTTTAAGGCTGAGATTCCATTTTCTAAATTAAATGTCATCCTTCGTCCTCTTTGTTATAACTTGCTGAACTAATATGCATGATAGAACCTAAGAATACTGCTATTGCATTCAAAGTTGCTACAATTGCATCTGTATTTCCCCAACCATAAATATGACCGAGAGCTGCGATAAAAACACTAGTCGCAGGTAATACTGTTACAACAATCCATTTTATAGCATCATAAGTTTTATTACTAAATTTCATTTCTAATTTTTTCCTTTCGTTGTTAGAGTAGTCAATAGACTCCCAATTAATGTAACAATGGCGACATAACAACCGTTATGTTCCATAAAAGCATTGGCTTTTTCGCCAAGGAGTTGTGAGAGAAAATCTAAAGCCAAAAAAGAAAATAATGCTAGTAAAGCAGTTTTTGCCAAAAGCGCTGCTGGTGTTCGTCGCTCCAAGAAAAGTTGGAAGGCTGATTTATCCATGGCGTTCAGTCGTTCTTCCAGCACTTTGAGTTTGATTTTCGCTTCAGAGTCGTTTTCACGATGTTCTTGTAAGAAGTCATAGATTTGACTAAGCAACTGAGTATTTTTTTGTTGGTCCTCGATTAAAGCATCAATACGCCCGAGTGCTTTCGAGAACTCTTCTCGTGTCGCATACTTTTGTCCCACAACATGAAGCACTTCTGTGCTAAGTTCTTTTTTCATGACATAACGAATATCTAATTCTCTCATCAATTCATTAAGTTCTTGTTTATTCATTTTTTCTCCTTTTATCCTGTTCTTCGCCACATATATAACGCAATGTAAGGAGGCATATTATTGTGCGCCTTCCCTCCACCTGCAGAACCCGTGTAAGTCGGTTTTCCACTATTATTAATAATGACACGGTCTTTAAATGCTGCAGCTTGGGTTAACCCATAACCCTTAGCTTCTGAACTCGCATTTTTAATCCCAACACTTTCTTGAACGCCGTGTTTAGGCATTTCATCAGTGGTTAACGTATGATTTTTCTCACCGCCTGTTTTACCTGCACTTGAAATAGAAGTGTCAGCCTCATCTACACCAACAATGAAGCGCCCTTTTATTCTCGTCCAAACCCCTATGCCAAATAAATCAGCTGGATTCTTATTCTCATAAGAAGTATAAACAGAACCAATCGGCCAAATCATATCTAAGATGTCATTTCCATTAATAAGCAGCGTGGGTTTAACCATATAGCCACTTGTTAAGGCAATCGAATTGCTTCCATCACTAATAAATAATCCACCTTCCACATCTAGTGAAATCAATTTTTCACCTCGAGAAATTCCTGTCTCTAGGTCTGACATATTGGCGTCTATTTTGTACCCTTTATCATTAAGAACAGATGTTCCTTGATAATGAATCGGTTTACCCGTTGTTGTGGCGAAATCAATCTTATTTGTAACACTGCCAGTTTCTAAATCTCCCATTTTTCCTGTGAGACTTTCCAAAGATTCTGCTTGGATATTATGTGCAGTAATAATATTAAGTTCCCAATTTTTGCCATTCCAGTAATACTCCGTGTTAGGTTGAATATTTGTTCCATCGGAGGCATCAATGGCAGTCAATCCAGAGTATTTCCAAGTGAGTCCTTTAAATTTTGTGGTTGGCTCTGTGTCAGAAACAATTTTGCCTGGCTTTCCATCGGCACCCGTTTTTCCTGAGTCGCCATAAACGGCTTTTTTCTCTACTGTGTCTTGGGTAAAAGGCGCTTGATTAAAGGTTAAGCGAGTCATTGACCAGAGGTATTTATAAGTCGCCGTCATTTTTGGTTCGACAATTTGCCAGCGCTTATCTTCCCATGGCTCAGTAGGTTTAGTATCTGTGAGAGTAACTTGATATTTTTGCTCAATACTAACTACTGAACGACCATCTTTACCTGCTTTTCCATCGGTTCCATCTTTAACATTCGTAAGCGTTACTGAGGCACTCCCTATCACTTTGCCATTAAGTATGGCTTGATAAGCGTAAACTACTTTATCTGAAAAGCCACTCGCTTCAACTGTAATTTCTTGCGCATTAGCGACACTCTCTCCATCTTTCGTCCATTCATAAGTATCCGCAATGGTTTCAGTTGAAGCCGAACCTTGATAGACATGCGCACTTAAAGTCGTTGAACCTTTACCATTCTTAAATTGAACACCATTGCTTGTTTCTATCTCGGCATGATAAGGCGCATTTTCTTTAGCAATTTCTTCAACCCTGCTCATTAAATCGGCAGAGATTTCGCTTTTTAACTTCACAAAATTTGAGAAAGTAATTTTATTATTAAGTGGATTAGTAAAGCTGATTTCTTGTTCTGTCACTCGTGCTGAGAGGATTAAACCACCTTCTGTCTGGTCAAATGTTTTATCCTGAATAGTAACTCTATCACCAATGTCAAGTTTTCTATCGTTTCCTAAAGCATTCGTAACCGCATTAACCGCCACCGTCACTTCGTAAGTCATTTGTGGGTAAGCATAGAGTTTAAATTGACTGACCGCATAATCCCAAAGACTATTTGCAGAGGTAGCTTCCGTACTTAAATCTTTACGAGTGTATCTGTCTGAACTTGAAGATTTAAGCTGTGAAGGAAACATATCCCTAGAAAGTGGCGCATAAGCGGTATTTTCGCCCGCATTCTTATAAAACTCAAGCTGTCCCTCATCGTTATAATGTTTTCCCTCTACTGCCAACCAATTATATTTGTTATTAGAATCAGTTACCGTTGCGGCATTAAAAAAGGTAGCTGTTAAATCCCCCGTTGAAGTAATTCCATCAATATTTTTACCATAGTACAAAATGACATCTTTTCTTTTTTGCCCTACTCCATCTTTTTTATAAAGATCAAGTGTGAGATTTTGAAATGTTCCATCATTCTTTAATTTTGTTTTAAACAAAAACTCTGCATTAAAACTATTACAAATAGAAAGGATGCGAGCCAATTTAGTTTCTGTACTATCAAAGTTAAGAACAGGATTATTTTTATCCTCATCTACTTCTGAAAATGGATTATTTCCAATTTCTAAAACATTATCTGTAATCTTAGCGGCATTTTTCAAGTACCAAACAATACTATGTCGTTTTGTATTTTTACAAGCACCTACTTCTTCTTTGATCAATTCAAAATTTAAATTTTCACATTGAACTTGTATAGAAAAATGATCTTGTCGAAGATTTACAATTTTAAAAAGATAATCTTCATCATCATAAGTAAAACTAATATAACCTTGCATCGTTAATAAAGCATAATCTGGATGACTTTTATTAACAGAAAAATCAAAGGTTGAAGTTCCCTCCAACAAGTAACGATGCCAATTATCATCAAAATAATGAAGCGCTGCTGGCAAATTATTATTAATTATTCCAATACATTTTAATGTTAAATCATAAATATTTAATTGCATTATAAATACCTCTCTTTCCATGTTATTTCAATAGCTGGAGGTAAAGCACCGTTCCCAAAAACACAACGTAACGTGCTTTTTCCTACTGGGATAGAAAAAGGCTCCGAACCATTAATGACTTCATCAACGGCAATCGTCGCCCCTTCTTTTCGATAAACTTTTCCTGAATCCATATTAACTACAACTTTCTCACCTTTACCATAGTGATGATTATCAGCTGGAATATATTTAGTTGCATCTGTTGTTTGATCAATCGTTTTAGTCACATCATTTTTTTGAAAATTAAACATCCTTAGAGACAAATTAGTGATAAATTGATTTCCAGTATCTCTTCCTTTTAATTGCCCCATATAAACAAAAACTTTTGCGCATTTAATTGTTGTCAATTCAGAAATTGTAATCGGATAATTCCCACCTCGATTTCCAAAAGTAAAATTAAAATCTGGACCTTTTTTTTGAATCGTGAAATACCCTGTTGTTGAATTAAAATAGAGGTTTGGGTTAGGCACTCTGCCATCCCCGTGTCCGCCATTATTCAACTCTTGTCCTTTTGGACCAAAAGTCCTAAAAGTTCGAGGATGATTTCCTCCAATATAAAGTTGGGTTCGAAAAGTATTCCCTCTGGTATCATCTTTATATACTCCCATTCCTACCATTAATTTATTAGATAAATCACAGAATAAAACCTGTAGAATACCAGTTTGCCCCATTTTAGTTGCCTGAGCCCAAATGTTAAAGGTAGAGGTGAAGTTAGCAGTTCCTACATCCCCCACTTTATCTGCTGGAACTTTCCATACTTGCATTGCTCCTCTAGCAGAGTGTACCCTATCTTTCTCTGGTTCTGGACCTCCATCTTGTAATCGCAAACCGTCTTTTTTCCATACTAAATTACCAGCGGTTAAGAGTTGACCATTTTGGGGATTTCCAACATCATTTGCATTTTGGAAATGGTCGTTAAAATTATCTTTCTGACTAATTTTTGAAGGATTAAGCAACCATTGCGATTCCACTTTTTTTGTTTCCGTTGTTTTAGTATCAATTAAAGTTTGTTCTTGACTACCTAGAACTAAGACTCCGTTTTCTCCTCCAATTGTAATTGAAGCATTATCTGATTGATGCGTAAACTTAAAAGTAGGAAAAGCAGGTAAAGTGCCTTGATTATTAATTGTGATATCTATTGATTGGTCATCATTTACTATAATCGCTCCATTTTCCCCACCTGAATTATCTGCATTCAATTTTCGAGTATAAGTTGATACCGCATAACCTGATGGAACTATAAATGTAATTGTTCCTGTCGATTTAAGAGTGGACGGATCTTCTGAAAATGTTGGAAGTTGATCTGGAACGGCATACCATACCTTATCTGGTTCGTCATCAAAAATTAACGGAGCAGGTTCAGAAACATCCAAAATTCTTGCGATTCGTTCCCTTAGAGGGTACATTTTCTTAGGCAAACCTTTTTTTACAAAAGTAACAGTAATTGTTTTAGCTCCAGAATAATTATTGATAAATTCCTGACCATATCTTGATATTCCTGCTGTTCCCAAATTATTTGTCCAAGTAGATCCAAAATTTCGCTCAATAGAAGTAAAACCATGAACGAGTTCTGAAAGATCTACTCCATTAAAAGAAACTGAAAACGTCAATTATTCATTATCCCCCTTCTTCTATTTGCACTATTTTGATATGTCATTTGAGTTTGATGAATCATTGCGGCACCTTCCTTGAAAAAACTATGACCATCAACCATAGGAGCAGGTTGATTTATTAGAGCCATTGTCTGTTCCTTTGTTGCTTTAAGCATCTCAGACAATAAATTAACAGCTCTATCTGAATCATGTTCCATATTTCGGTTCGATTTAATTGTTGTATAACGTGAAGCAATACTTTGGCTTGAAGTTGGAATTTTACTGCTTTCAGGTAATATACTTTGCATATCTTGCTTGGCAGATTGAAGTACTTTCGATATTTTTGCCGCTAAACTATGAGGAGCTTCTTTTGTCCGAGCATTGATTGCTTCAATTATTAATTCATCGGCAGTATCTCGTTTAGGATTAATTGCTACTTCTGGTTCTCCAGGTACCTCACCAAAAATACTTGGAATAGAAGCCCAACCACCATTCGCATAACCATGACCCATACCAATATTGGCAAAAAATCCTGAACCTACTCCATATCTTGACATAATGTATCTTAAAGCAGCTAAAATATTATCGAAACCGTTAAAAATATTATCATGTCCTGGAACCTTATATGCATTGAATGTTGCTGAAATGGTTTGCATCAAACCTTTTGCTAAATCTCCCGTAATGTTATTAATATCTCCAATATTTCCTTGAACGGCTTTTTCATTTCCGCCTGACTCTGTTTGAATTTGTGCAATGATACGATCAATATGTGACTTATCTGTAGGGAATCCAACCATATTAGCTGCTTTAATTACTTGTCCACGCCATCTTTCTGCTCCGCTACCACTTGCCCCTTTTGAGATTTCACCTGTTCCCAATTTACCAGTGATATGCAAATGATCGTAGTGATCATTATCTGGCCAAGTTTCCCACACTCCAGTTGCTGGTTGACCTGACTGACCTGATCTATCTCGCACTTTACCTTGCGTGATGACATAACCCACTTTATCTGCAAAATTATCAAATACCCAGTTAGCAGGTTCAAAATATTTTCCTGAATAATTCATAGAAGCTGGATATGCAATGTCGATTGCTTGATGTTTGCCATGCCAATATCTATCCCCTGGTCTATATCCTGATGTAATACCGCTCATTCCAAATTTAGAGATTGCTTGATTAGCAATATCAACTAAATATTGATAAACGCCATTTCCATTCATTACTCCATCAAATGAACCTGAACTTCCCACTAAAGATTGAATTTTATCAATAAACCAATCTTTTACACCGTTAATGAGATGGGAAACTCCACCTTTTGCAATTGTATAGTAAGGATCAATTAAATCATTACCGAAATTAACAAATTTTTTCACAGCCCCTTTTAATAAGCTCAATGGGTCATCGATAAAATCCATGACATTTTCACCGATATCTTTTGCCTGTTCCCAAAGGGTTGACAATACACCTTTTCCTGTTCCTTCTTTATACTTCGGTATATCAAGAATGTTTAATAAATCTTTAGTCTTAGAACCCTCTAAAACTTCGGAACCTTTCGGAAGATAAGTTAATCGATTACGTCCTTCATAGACCCTAGCTTTCCCATCTGGATGAAGGACTAATTCTTGATAATCAGCTCCAGGTGCATCATTAATGATAGCGAACTGGCCTTCGGAAGTTTTCCCTTTGGTACCTTGAGCGAATTTTTTAGGTTTCCAATCCTTCCACTTAACATCTTTGGGCGCATGTACTTTGTCAAGTACCCAGTTAATTCCGTGTAACACGCCGTTGACACCTTTGGAGATCCAATCAATCATTGTATTTGCAATGTCTTTTACTGAAGATAGTATATAATCAATTCCACCAGATATGGCATTCCCTATGTTTTTAGGAAGATCAGTTGCTGCTTTAACGATGTCACCAAATACAGAGCTAACTGTATTCCAAATCTTACCGAACCAAGTTGAAACACTATCAAAAATACTAGAAACAACTTTTTCAACAGGTTTCAATACCTCACTAATTGGCTCAATAATATTTTTCTTGATTGCTTTCCAAGTATCTCGAACAAAATCACATAGTTTACCAAAAATATCCTTACCAATGTTAAAAATTTTTCCAAAAAATCCTTCGACATCTTTCCAAGCTGTTTTTACAGGAGTTACAATGAATTTCTTTATGTTTTCCCAGATTCCTTTAGCAATCTTGCATATTTTATTCCAAACTTCATGTGTAATATTATAAATATTATCCCAAATACTCTGGACTATTTTTATTAATGACTTAAGGGTTTTAGAAATACCTTCCAAAGCCTTAGAAATGTATGGACTAACCCATTTAAAGAATTTTTTAACTATCTTTTCTATACCTTGAAAAACTAAGCGAATGGTTCCATATATAATCCAAAATGCTGTTCGAAAAATATGAATAATAACTTCAACAATTGGTGAAATAGTTTTCTTAATCGTTTTTCCAAAACTAGATAATGTTTTTGAAATTGAACCGATTACCTTAGATATATTTTTTTGAACACTATTAAAAGTTGAAGTAATATTTTTTCCGAGGCTTGATAATAATTTCTTAACAGGTTCAAATTTTTTTGAAATTATTTTACCGAATGAAGATATTGTTTTATTTGCTGTCTTAACTGCACTGCTAGCTGATTTTCCTAAAGATTGTTCCCAGCCTAATTTTCCAGTAAAAAAATTACCCAGCGTTTTCTTAATAGTTGGCCCATATTTTTTTAACCCTTGCTGGATTTCTCCACCTAGCTTTTTACCTAAAGCCGTACCTCCGAGTGCACCTAAACCAGCACCAATAGCACCACCTACTGCTGTACCTATAACAGGAACTGCCGAACCTATTGTAGCGCCTGCTACTCCTCCCGCTACTGTACCGCCAAGAGAACCTGTTGCAGCTCCAACTTTTTTTCCAGCATTGTTTTTGTTGATGCCAATCAATTCAAATAAGCTAAATAATACATCTAAGCCAGCAATACCACGTCCAGCTGTTTTCAAACCGCCTTTTGCGACTTCACCAACTTTGCCAAGTTTAGTCAAAGATTTCGCAGCTTCTGCCCCTTCTAATACTTCTTCAGCTCCTTTAGTAGCTTTGTTAGTTCCTTTACCGATTTTTAATCCTTTAAAATTAAGTAAGCCACTATCTCCAGTAATCAATTCAACTGCTTTTAGTTCCATTAATGCTTTTTTAGCCTCTTTTACCGCACTAATGAATGCAAATATTTTTTTGGTAGCCCACATTGCTAACACAATTTTTGTAACTCGTTCAATTTCATCTTTGTGTTTAGCTAAATTTGTAAGAATATCATCTATTTGTTGTAGAGGATCTTGAGCTTTCTTACCATTTTCATTTACATCTCCTAAAAAACCTGAGATAAGGTTCAAAATATCTTTGAAAACTGTCCAAGTTGTGTCCGCAACTATACCTAGAATTTTCTTACCATTGTCTATGATATCTACAATATTCTTTTTGTGTGAATCTAAATACGAACAAACTTTATCTACGCTAGTCCATATCCCCCCAAACACTTTGCCGCTTACTTCTCCAAACGATGGCATGTATTTTTCAGTTATATCTAAAATTTTATTTCCAACAGGAATTAATAAAGCTTCTACTTGTCTAATAGTGCTTTTAAAACGCACACCGAATGATTTTTCTGTTTCTTCTGCTGTTTTCTCAGCTGTACCTGAAACATTTTCATAAGCATCATTAACATCTCCAAGGCTTTCGATAACCTTCATCGCATTATCTTCACCAAGTGCAGACCAAATCGTTGATGCAGTCGAAAGTTTTTCTTGTTGATTTTGAGTATTTTTCAAATCAGAAATAACAGATTTAAAAACATCACTTGCTGTAGCCTTTCCTGCTTTAAATTGATTAAATAATTGTTTGGTATCATCCGAAAAACTATTTAAATTTTCTTCAATGCGACCATCGTTTAAGCTAATTGTAAATTCTTTGACAAAATCATTGACTTTATCTAAGTTATACGCACCAGATTTTAAACCATTTTCTAGAATTCCAAACATATTTTTTACATCAAAACCAGCTTGGGACCATATTTGACCATATTCTGCCAAATTATCTCCTAGTTCATCTGTCTTATCTAATCCTCGTTGAGCCCCTTTAATCATATAGTCAAACGCTTCGTCTGCACTTAAGCCAAAATTTGTCATCAACGAGTTGATACCACGCAAGGACTCATTCAAATCCATATCAAATTGATCACGTAAAATAGTTGCATATCTAGAAATTCTAGCCATGTCTCCACTGGGCATTTCTTTTAATTGAGTGTTTAATGTTTTGACAACATCGGTTGCATCCTCAATAGAATCAACATAACCAGAAGTAAATAAACCTCGTGTTACCGCCGCATAGCTTTTTGCTTGTTCTTCGGAAAGTCCAAGTGTGTTCTTAAGTTTTATATGTGCATCTTGTACAGCACCTATTTGCTCGATCCAGCAAGAAAGACTTGAAGTCACTTTTTCGACGCCTTTCGCTGCAAGCATACCAACAAAAGTTCCAGCGATAATTTCTTTTAATTTTGAAAAACTTTGTCCTGATTCTTCAACCTTTTTACCAAGTTTTTCAATATTTTTTTGAGCATTTTGTGTTTCTGCATCAATTTTAGTTTCTTTTTTATTAGGAATTTCGTCTAGCTTTTTTTTAACTTTTTCAGAAGAGTTTTTTACTTCTGTATCTTCTGCTTTAATTTCAACTTCTACTGGTTTCTCAAAAGTTAAGTCAATTACTTTTTTGGTGTTTTTAGCTTTTGTTTCAAGTGTTTTTGCCTCGTTAGTAAAAGAGGCATCCATTTGTTCTCCAGTATTCTTTCCTAGTGCTTTTAAAATTTCATCAATTTTTTTTGCATCATTTAAAAATTCTTCTTTTTTATTTAAAAGAATATCTATATTGATTGTTCCATCCGCAGACATTGAAATGCCTCCTTTCTAACCTTCAGCTTGTGCTTTTAACATAGAGAATATATCGCCCATTTGATTATCTAAATTATCAACACTTTTTTCAGATTCTAAAGCATAGTATTCCTGAGCCTCCAACAAATTTGTTAAGGCTTCACCTTCGTATTCTGCGTGAGAAGCTTGCCTAATCGATAAGATTCTCTTGAAATAAGATTTTTCGCTTAAACCAGCAAGTAGTGCTTTGAATTTGTCATAATGCAACTTTCCTCGTTCTAAATCTAAGTCAATGCCGTAATCAAACAAAAAAGAAGCATAAATAGCTTCTGCATCTTGCGTATATGAAAAATACTTTTCACTAACTGATGTACAATCTTCTTGAATACTTGCAACTGCATTAATTGTTTTTCCGTATGGAGTTTCTTTTATCTGTTGCGAGATTATATCAATCACGTCAACTTTCTCCTCCAAAGATAACGGTGGCGAGAACGACTCTTCTACAAAATTATCAAAAGCAATCTCTATCTTGTCATTAGAAAGTATACTATCATCTTCAAGAAGCTGATACCATAAAAGTACTGTATCAAATGAAAAATCAACGGCTACTTTTTGCCCTCGAATTATTATAGAATCCTCTAATGGTTCAGTTAAACTAAACATAGATTACTTTTTCTTTTTATATTTATTTTTTGCGTTTTGATAATTTTGTTCTTTATATACTTGATTATGTTCATCTATAACTCGGATAATTGTTGCCAATGCCTGAGTACTACCATCGTAAAAGTTGTAAATTCTTTCTCCTTCTCCTTCTTCCACTATCGCATCAAATAACTTCGAACAAATTTGTTTCATTTCTTTAAAAATATTATTAACGTAAGCTTTTTGTACTTCGAGAGTCTTAGTATCCACTTCTTCCAATTTTTCTATATCGGTAGACCGTTTAATCAACTCTGAAACCTCTAAGTGAACATCAGAAATTAATTTTGTAGTTTTGTCATTAAAAATGACTTCTACTTCTTTTCCTGCAATAATGAATTTTTTTCTAGTTTCAATGAGTTTATCGATATTAATTACTGTCATAAATTTTCTCCTTTAACTATCATAAACAAAAAGTGAGGGTTCCCCCTCTCTTTCATTATTTATCAGCTTTTGCTGCTTTGTTAGCTTGGCCACTAGTACCACCAGTAGTTTGAGCTGCTTCATATTTAGGTTTCCCATTCAATGCTAGTGTGAAACTAAAGGTTTGTTTCACATTTGCAGCTCCTCCAAATGGAACGATTGCAGTTAATGTAGCAACAGATGTAACTGTATTCCCTTCTGCATCAGTCCAACGGCAGAGTGTTCGAAGTTTGTCACCAATATCTAAAAATCGTGCTGCAACATAATCTTGCGCTTTATCTCCCATTAAACGGTGACCAGAGAGCGCAAATGTAATATGTTTACCAGTAACTTCTGTATCTGAGAAACCTTCGCCATCATAATAAGGAGTATTATCAGACGTTTCAGAAGAGGCGGGAGTAATTGTACTAATTCCCGCTGCTAAAACTGCCCAATCTGCATTCGCAATATCATCCATGGATGTATTTCCTGCAACATCTATTTCTAATTTGTTCTTAAAGTTCAACAAAAATTCTTGTTTACTCATTTATTTTTCCTCCTGATAGTTGAATAATATTTACTTTAAAGTTGAGAGCATAAACACTGTAACCTCTCGTGTCTTGTTCAGAAACAAAAGGAGTTCCAGTAATTTCAATAGATTGAAACACAAAGCTATTGTCGTTACTCTCTAATTCTTCCAAATCCTCTATAAGATTAGCAACAAGCCAAAGCAATTTATCTGCCATTTCTTGATCTTGAGTTCGTATGCCTACTTCAAAAATAAGCTCTTTATCCTTATTGCCCGCATAATCTTCTGAAATCGTTCGTCCACCAGGTATTGAAAAAAGCTGAAAAGAATCCTCCGATAGAAGATAGCCAATCTTACATTCTTGAGGGAGATTTGGAATAGCATTAATAACATCACACAATCTTTCATTGATGTCCATTAAAATTTTCCTCCTTTCACAAAAGCTTTACACCAACTGTCAATGTGATTAGCTTTTGCTTTCTTATCCCAATGTGATCCAGTACCTGGGGTAGAATAGTTCTTAAATTTAATTTTCTTGCCTTTTTTAGATATTATATAACCTCTGTACTGAGCCTTAGCATAAGGCGTTTTGTAGGTTATACGACTATCAAGAGCAAAAGATTCATCTCGTAGATGCCCTTCTCTTCTTGGGGCATATAAATTCATATCTGCATGAACTTGATTAACCAAGGCGAACTGAGCTTTACCAATGTTTTTCACACTCATTTTTTTTTCGTAATCATTTGAGTTTATTGAAATATGAATTCCCATTTATAATACCTCAAGCTCATATGTATAAACTTCATTTGTAAAAGGATTACGATTATCAATGATTTTTTGGATAGTATATTCTTTACTTTCAAATATAAGTTTTGACCCTACGTGTCTTTTATCTAAATTTGGAAAGGGAGTGGACACTCCAGCAAATAAAAAAGCGATAGCATTTGCTACTACTTCCCTGTTATTATTAGAGCCACTATAAACTGTTTGAGGTTGAAAAATGACATGTTCAATTTGCACTTCTGGCTCAAATTTCTGCTTATTGTATCTATCTGTTTTACCAGTCACTAACTTCACCAAAATAGATTGATTACAGAATTTTTTAGGCATAACTGGAATCATAAACCATCCTCCCCTCTGTACAAAAGACCTGTTCTAAATAAAATTCGATAAGCTTCAATGGGTATCATTGTTTTTCCTATTGTACCTGTGTTAGTATTTTGAAAACTCAAATTCATACGTCCAACACTCACAGTATTTGGACTATTTCTATTCAACTCCGAAAAAGTCGTAGCATCCGCTGAATGTAAATAGTCGACCACCAACGCTACTGCTTTTCGAAAATGTGAAACCCTATATAAATCTGTATCATTTTCAATATCATGTAATTGATAATAGTCCATAGTAATTTGATCAAGATAAATTTCGGCATATTTTTCAAGCTCATCGAATTTATCTTTTGGTACTTTAGAAAAATTCATATCCGTATATTGTTTATAGTCAAGGTATGGCATCCTTAATCACCTACTCTTTTTTAGATGCTTTAATTTCTTTTTCTAATTGCTTAATTCTAGCTTCTAGTTTTTGATTTTGCTCTTGCAATTCAGCATATTGAGCAACGGAATAGTTTTTTCCACCTGTAGCACGTTCAATAATTTTATATTGTCCAGATTTATCATCAAATTCAACAATATCATACCCATCAGCTTTTAAAGCTTCTTTCTCAGAAGCTTCAATTTGTAAAAGTCGATTTTCTTTTTTTGCTAACATTTTCTGTCCTTTCTACGCTTCAGTTACAATTTCTAAAGCATCTGTTTTCGTTTCAAACAATAGAACATCATCGTAAGATTGTTCATAATAGAGGTAATTTCCTGCAGTACTTGCAGAAGGTTTATCCAAACCAACAAAACTATATTTTTGAGGTGCTGCCATACAAGTTGGATGAATCAACATCATTTGAATTTGTTTCGCTCCCTGCGCAACTTGTGCTCCTACAGTGAAATCATAAAGTGTCATAAAGCGGTCATTTGGGATAGCCGTTTCAATAGTTACTTCATCTAGACGGCGTACAATACGATTAATTTCTCCGTTGTTATTTTGTACAGAGAATGTACGTTGCATACCTTTCGCTTCTTTCAGAATATAATTAACTTCTGGAGAAACAAACAACATACGACCACTTGGTACTCCCGCTTTATCCATGGCTAACATCATTTTGTCAAACTGTTTCAAAATGTTATCTTCTGTCAAATCAACTGCTTCAATTCCTTTTCCACCGTCATGCGATTGTTTCAATGCAAAGAGGCTAGAAAACATTTGTTTATCCATTTCAGGAATTTTTTCGTTGTCATTGTAAACTTTGGTGATATTTGCAATTGATGTCACATAATTTGTTTCATCAATATCTGATGGATCAACCAATGTATCCCAATAACGCTCGTTTTTCAATGTATATGTTTCCCATTGATTTTCATAGTTGGCACTTGCAGCAGTAATTGTACGGCGAACACGATCACGACGACCATTTTTGATAAGAAGTTTTGGAAGTTTAATTTCCTTTGCTCCTGACCATTTAATCACGCTATTTCCTGGAGAATTCCAAAGTTTTTGAGAATAAAGTAAACCATTTTCAGAATAACGTTTTTGTAATCCTTGTTGGTAGGCTTCTGCATAATTTAAAGTTGCATTATCTGTCATTTTATATCCTTCTTTCTATTTTTTAATTTGTTTTTGATAAATCAGCAGTGAATGCATTAATCATTTGCTGCGTTACATCTGCGGGAGAATTTCCCCCACTTGCGTTTCCTACAAATGTTGCTTGTTTACCAGATGAATTATTGCCGTCTTTCTCTGTTTCAAACAAATAAGCATCACTTTCACGAAAACTTTCCAGTTGCTCGTTTAATCCTTTTATGCCTTCATCTGTCACTTCTATTTTATCTAAATCAAGTAATGACTTAACTGCTTTTGTATTACGAGCTTTGGCATCTTTTAGTGCTAACTCAATTGCATTATTTTTACGATCTTCTGCACGTTGATTATTTAAAGATTCAATTTGAGTTTTGTAATCTTCAACTTGTTGCTGAAGTTCTTCATTACTTTTATTTGATTTCTTTAGATTATCAACTAGCGCATTTGCGGCATTCAAATCATTTTGGAGATCTTCTTTTTGCTGCTTCAACTTAGCATAACGTTCATCAAGCTTTTCTTCATTTGTAAGATAAAATTTATTTTCTGGCATGCCACTTACAATTTTATTAGCTTGTTCTTCGGTTACGCCTTGTTTTGTCAAAAATTCTTTAAACTCCATTGTTCCTCTTACGCTTTTTACGTGGTTGCCTCACTTAGTAACTCTGTTCAATATTTATTGCCCCGAACAATAAAGAGGGCAAGATAAATTTTATTTTGAGTATATTTGTTCTCTGCTATAATTACGAACTAAAAATTCATGCTCATCTACAAGTTCGCGAATTTGTTTTTGTTTACTGCGAATCATCTCATTGCAATGCTTTATCATTGATTCGTCTTGCAAATCTTTTGCTGCATTCATTCGTTTCTTTTGGTTTCTAATATCACGTTCTAGGTTTCTTTGACGCTGTTGAACTTCAGCATTCTTCATAACTTCTTTAGGATTATACTGAGGTTGATTATTAGTATTCACTCCAGGTATAAAAGGATATAAAATATGTTTGCAATTTATTCCTTGTGTACCATCTGGCTCACCATATCCATAATCATAAATAGATTTATAATGCTTATCAGCTCTTGAGTCTGACATAGGAACAATATTTACAACCTTACCTTGTATGTGAGCACATGCTTTACGAGCTGCTAAATGGCTGCTCATCAAAGCCGTTACACATTCATAATTTTCCATGCGCTTTAACCTCAAATCATTGAACGTTCTATGACTTGTAGACTGTATAACAGTTTTGCTGTAAGTTTCCAAGCTCCACTCATGCCCTCCTCGGTCAATAAATGAAGATTTTAAGCCATTGTCAACCATCCGATATACGTTATCTCTAACAGCTTGTTCATGAGTTTTTAGGCCTGTTATCACTTCAAGAGTAGATTGTTTTAAAATTGCTTGATATGCCCGCATTACCGCACTTTCTTGAAAATTGGTTGTGATCAAAGTTTGGTTAACATTATTGTTTAAATCCCTAAAAGTTTGTCGAATAAACGAATCAAGTATATCATCTATTTCTTTACTTACTGGTACGGAACGCTGCGTCATTCTTTGTAATTCGTTATCAATTTCATTCACAATCTTCATGCCATTGCTTACAATTAGTTGTTTAAGCTCAAATGCAGTTTTTTTGGACATTTGAGCTAATAGTTCAATAATCTTATCATTTAAAGCTCCCATTTTATTAAGTTGTTCAGCTTGCCATAGTAAAACGTTAGTTTGATTAACTTCATCAAAATGAGAATTTTGCAAAGTATAAATAATTAAGGAAAAAATTTTATCTTCTAAATATGAATAGATATTGACTATTGAATCAGCTTGTTTTTGCATATCATCGGGTGTTAACATTTCCTAATCTCCATTATTTAAAAATGCTTCTTCAGAAGTACCACTCTGCCCTTGCATTTCGACATTTAACTGTTTTACCCAGTCTTTGGCTTCTTCTTCACTTAAACCGTAATTACGCATGATAAACTCTTTTTTGGGCATTAAGCCTGCTACAGCAACTTTTAAATCTTCTTCTAATTGCTTATCCTTATCTACGAAAACGCCATCATCAAAGAAAATATTGACATAGTAGTCATCGCTATTGAGGTTTATCAAAGCTTTACCATTAGGAAAAAGCTCTCTATATCCAGCTAGCTCAAAAATAGAGTGAACAAGCTCATTTATTGCTTTTTCTACCATCGTTAAATAACTTGAGCGAGTTTGATAAGTCATAGAATTATTTGATACTATCTCAGTTGCTGTTTTCACCCCATCATCAGCATATGTAATCGCTCCAGTAGATAAACCAATCTGTACTTCAAATTCCTTGATTAAGTGTTGTAATGCATCTTTATATTGAACAGTCCTAATAGGAACTGTTAAATCAGTAATAGTCTTATTTTCACTTGCATCCCCACGAAGTCCGATGAATGTGTCTTCATCATCATCAAAATATGGCTGACGTTCTGGATCATTCTCATTAATACGAATATACTGTTCAGGTACAAGTACTCGTCGTTTACCTAATTTTATTTCTCGATAAAATTGGTCGTGAGTAATATTGATTTGATCTAATACTTCCTTTGCATTATCAACAATTCCAACTCCTAAAGGACTTTCTAAAGTTTTATTGTTAGCACCTGGCGTTTTGAAATAGACAAAAAGCGGTCTGTCTAATGCATCAAATTTTACCGTTTCAGCTAATTTAGGATATATTTTCGTTAAAGGCACTTGATTACCAATAACATTTTGTTGCTCAGAACGATATAATTCATTTGAAATCACATACTGTCCATCTCGCCATTCGTGAAACTCTAACAGCGTGTAATAAACAGTTTCGTCATTTTCTGTCCTCACTGTACGTGTCGCAATTGCACACTCTGTTATATCATTTGTATTGGATTGTAACGGATAAAACTGATCTGCACGTATCCAGGCAATTTTTATCTTTCCTTCATCATTGACATATGGACGCATAGCAAAGCCACCTAGTGCTATACCTTTTTCAAGGTTGGTTTCAAAAAGATTATAAAAATTATCTCCTTGAAAAATTTCTTCAAGTAATTCATTTGCCTCTTCTAAATCCTCTTCATGACCTTCAGGAGATATTAAGCTGATTTTACACTTTTCATTAAA